CAAGACTCATCAATAGGTCATGTGTAATTACACCTGTTGGTGGTTTCATCATTTGTAGTTTTCTAATGTTCTGAGGAGTGATATTATCTTTTGTAATTACCTCACCTGCATTGTTTCTAATGTCTGTGACTAAATCTAGTAAATGTAAGTCTTGTGTAAATCTACCTACAGGCTGACCTGCCATTCCTGTGTTGTAGCTTTCATGATTACTGTAGCGATTAGCAACGTTATCTGACAAATCAAGCTGTCCTATGTTTTGTAGCGTGCCTTCTGTAGCATTAATTTGTTTAGGGTCTGTGTTAGCTATTCTAGCTTGTGGGTATGACAGCACACCATTGTCTTGACCCTTAGTATATATGCCTCTGTTGGCTCTAAAGTTTACGTCAATGATACTAGCTATAGCTTTTCTCTCAGCTCCTGTTGTTCCTTTTAATGGATTGTCTGATTTAATACCTTTCCAATTCTTGTTGACTAATTGTCCAGTCTCTAAATCTTTAGAGGTTGTTTTGATTAATTTATCAAGATGTTTAAGCTGTGCATTATTTAGTCCTGCAAGTGCTGACTGCAACATTGTGTCTGTTGTCTGATGGCTAAAGTCTAATCCTTTAGGAGACATTCTAAATGGCAAGTATAAAGGGTCAGCGCCTGTCAGTTTTCTAGCTTCTCCGGCTTGTCTAATGATAGCGGCAGTTGCATCTCTGTGTGATGCCCATAACAGGTTTCTGTCTACATTCTCAGGTAACACCATAAAGTCTTGACCGCCTTTCATTGCTACTGGGTTTGGAAACTTCGTGCCATTGACATGTGTCAAGAATCCACCTGCACGAGATAAATCTGCGTAACTGGACACAAAGGAGAATCCTTCTAAGTTTCTTAGGTCTATGTCAGGTATAAATATATTACTTTCACCCTGTATTTTAGTGTCTACTCCTAAAACACCTGCAACAGCCGCATCTTTATCAGACTTTCTTGTAGCAAATCTTGGGTCTAATATGCCTTCTACTGAATACGACTCACCTTCTTTATTTGGTGTATTTTTGTCTATGTCTATGTTCTGTCTTTTCTGTACTTTAGCAAAGTCTGTGTCATAGATAACGTAATTACGTGGGTCACCTTTTTCTAAACCTTCCCTTAGATTACGCGCTGTTCCAAATCTGTCTAAGAATGACATGCCTTTGATACCTTGCATGTTTAAATATTCTGACGCCATCTTATCTGCTTTTCTAGTTAGACCAAGAATACTCATGTTAGGTTTCATCATTATTTCATCTAACATTTCATTTCTAATTTTTGCATACAACATTGCACCATCTGCATCATCAGGTAAGCCTAGTCTATTCATCTCGGCTTGTACAGCAGGCGTTTGGTTTAGCTTTGTAGCATCTCTATTTATAAATGTTGCTACAGCTTCATCATTTAAATCAATTTCATATATTTGATTTGTCGCTGTGTCATATCTTGCTTCAACATCTGCCATAGCTTTATTAAAGACTGCCATATCTCTTGGGTCTGTCAATTTACCTGCCATGTCTGTGCGTATTGTTGCAGGGTAATAACCACTAGCCGCTCTGTCTAATACTTCTTTTGTTATAGGGTTTTCTTCTAGTTCCATTAAGGTATTAAACTCTTCAAGCATATCATCGTCTCTACCTGCATATTGTTTCGCAGTTCTTTCTTGTCCGCTAATGTATATGCCATGACCTTCTACTGAATTGCCTGTGTTAGACCCAACCTTATTCATGTCTAATTCTCTAAAGATTGCGCCTGTGCTGTTACCTTGGTGTCCAATCAATCTAGACATGCCCATGTTCTGACTGTAGATTTCGTCTACTGATTGTCCAATATCTGCAATAGTATCCATGCCTTGTGAGACCTGAAGCTCCAATTCATTGTATGCTTTTCTCATGCTTGGAGCAGCAAGTTTAGTAGCGGCTTTAAGTCCTAAGCCAACACCAAGAACCATTGCTCCAGTTGATACTGGTTTTTCATTAAATTCTTTTTTAAAGGCATCGTATGTGCCATATGTTTTAATTAGGTCTGCTTTAGCTTGTGATGCTAAATCCATTGCATCGGCTCTACCCTCATAACCAAACAAACTATCTAATTTAGCAGTTGCATTAGGAGCTAGATGTCCAAGAATACCTGACTCTAAATCAATCATAGCTTTACCAAATGTTATTGGGTCTTCTATTATTTGTTTGAATCCTTGACCTTCTTCAATCATATCAGGCATTGAATTAAACACAGCTTTAGATACATCGAAGTCAGCGCCTAATTCTACTTCTTTTGTTGTTGATACGTAATCTAGTACGCCTTTAATTTCAGGCTTTAAAACATTATTCCAAACATCGCCAAATATTCCGCTCATACAATACCTTTTAGTTTACGTCTCATTGGTTTATCCCAGTTCTCGTTGAATGGTTGATAGCCTACAGCGAGATACCTCATCGAATCGCAAGCATGACTTGACCAATCGTGCTTAGGTCTCATTCTCCATGTTTTACCATTTTCATCCCAATCACGTGAGTAATTATTAAGCGCATCCCATAGCTTCTCAGTTTTAGCTTCATCAAAGTAACATTTATCAAGCAGAGTTCTAACCTGTTGTATGCCATCATCAATCAATAGCTGTGGTGCTATCTCAATGTTATGGACTCCTAGGTCTTCAAGCATCTCAATCCTACTCTTACCTGAGCCAAGCTCTCTGACTCTGACATCATGTGGGAATATATGTTGGTCGTATACATACCCTTTATCTTGTAGCATCTTTACGTAATGCTCAAGACCTGCACCTGATGCTTCGTAATAGTCAATGATGTGAACCTCAGCTCCTATAAATTGGGAGAATATGACTGCTGTTGAATCGCCCACACCTAAATCCCAACTCGTTATTACACCTTTTGACCTGTCGTATCTTACTGTGCCTAATCTGTCTTCATCTTTAACTCTGCGTAATTCGCTACTGTAATAACTGCCCTCGGTAAAAACCAAAAAACCGCCCTCCCAAATCCATTCGTATTGGTCAGGTCTCTTCTCTCTGTCTTCTATTCTTTGAGCTTCAAGTACATCAGGAAACCATGGGTTGTCTTGGTAGTTGAGCTGTACTATCTTTGAGTCTGTTGGAAAGTTAAGTCTGAATCTTTCATGAGTTGCGCTGTACTTTGACTCAGGATTCCACGTTACCCATACCTCTGAAGAAAAACCTATGCTCTTGTTTTCTTCACGTACTGTAGGCAACAATAAATCCCATGCTCTGCCGCTTACTTGTTCTGCTTCATCTACCCAAGCTATAAGGATTCTTGACTGTGATTTAATACTGTCCAATGAACGTCTTAGACCGGCAAACACGTAGGTTATGTTTCCATCCTTAGACCTAATAAAGCGTTCTCCGATTTCGTAATAGTCAGCAAGCCATGACACAGACAATATAGCAGACTTAACCTCAGCCATAGATGACTCACCAAGGGAGTTCATAAACTCTCTACCGCAAAGGATGCTTCCACGAATGCCGCTCTTACCCCAACGATAGCCAAATACTGCGCTCATCAAAGCAAAACTGGTGGTTTTCCCACTCCCTCTGCCTCCGTAGCATGCCCTAATCCGCGCTGTTCCTTCAAAGACAGGTATTAACTTATCCGGGAGCTGAATGTCTTCAACAACCTCAGCCATCTGATTTGCTAACTAATCTAATAACAGTAGGAGCTTTTAAAGAATCGTCTGAGCTTGTGTGGTCTATCTGTGACTTCTCACCATACTTGTTAGGCACGAGCTTACTGGCTACCCACTTCCTTGCATCTATCTGTAAGCGTGCAACCTGAAATGTCTGATTGTCTGCTTCATCTGCAATAGCTAAGATTTGGTCAGCATGAAACTCTGAGCTGATTGATTTCGCGCGCGTGTATCTATCGGATAATCCATCTATCTTATACATCCAGCGATACCAAGTATCTGCATTCGGTGTCCAGTCTTCCTCTCTACACAAACTGATGACACTTCTACCTGAAGCTATCTCTTCTAGCATTCTGTCTTCAAGCTTCACAGTATATATTGTGGGTCTAGCCATTATCCAATACCTCTGTTCTTTGCAGTCTTAGCGGCTTGTCTGAAGTTCATGGCAGTTGGTCTACCTTTAGCACCTTTACGTTTCATTGTCTCACCACTACCTGCTTTAATTCTTTTACGTTTAGCGTGGATTCTATCGTACAACCCTATTTGACTTCCCATATCATCTCCAATTAGTTAGGACACCCAGTATTTTGTAAGCACTACCTGTAGTAGAAATAAAAAATGCCCTAGCTAATTAACTCTCTCCAATCATCAGGCAGGTTTAGTTGCATTCCTAAATCATTTTCTGCCCAAGCTATGACATCATCTAAAAACAATCCCATTTCTTTAGTTGTTAACTCTGTTGTAGATTTTAGCACTACTTTACTCTTACCTGCAACTTCCTCAATTCTAGTCTCAAGAAATTCTGACTGACAATATATCTTTATAGCTCGTTTAGTATTATTAGTTTCAAACCTCACTTGGTCGACAAGACTGTGATACAAGCGATTTTGTTGTGATGTTCTAGTGTAACTATTAGGCTTAATAGATATTACAGCTTCATCAGCATTTGTCTTTTTAAAGAATGCTTTAGTCATACCCTTAACTATATCTGCTTTAGGTTTATCTTTTTTTAGTATTCTGTTTAACGATTCACTCATCAGCAGTCCAATGCTCATCAACAAGACCTGACTTAATCAATTGCCTTTTAGTTCTTGTTATAGCAAACTCAGCCATCTCTTCAATAAAGTAAGGCTGATAATAGGGATGGTCTTTTGTATCATATAAAGTATGACAGGCATGACATCCATAAAATCCAATATCATTGCCATAAGAATCTTTAGCCTTGAGTCCAACTCCTGCACCGTTCTGATGACAGAAGACTACCTTCTCGTTGTTGACTCCTGAATCACAGACATCACTTCTAAAAGTACATGCTTTGCCTTTAGCGCTCCGGGTAATACTATTTTGTTTCATTAAATCCCCAATCAATAAGTTGTCCTATCACGTCTGCTACAGAATAAACAACCGCAGTTGGACATCCAATATCATCTAACATTTCTATCATTTGTTTTTGATTATCAGTCAATCTACCTTTAGCTGTCTTGCCATTCTTAGGTCTTTTAACTTCTAAAAAATATGCAAAACCTCCCGGCATAATTACACACAAATCAGGTATGCCACTTTTCACACCTTCAGCTCTAAATTTTCCTGCCTCACTTTTACTGCGCTTACCACCATTTGGAATAGCAAAATAAAAAATCTTCCTGATGTCTAAATACTGACAAATAGCTTTCTGTACTTCATGCTCATCATTTCTCACTTTTTTTCTTTTACTCTGTCCATAATCATTGTAAATTTAAGTTGGTCACACAACGCAATGATTTGGTCTTCAAGCTCTCCTTTTAATTTCTTGTCCTCAATCTTACTTAACAATGCCATGAGATTATGGATTGTTTCAGCGCATTCTTCATTGGACATTTGCTTGTAAGTTTCCAGTATTCTGACCTAAATAAGTAGCCAGTCCATAAACAGCTAAATGAAATTGTGGTCTGTCAGCTTTGATTCTATGTGTTAAACCACTCAAGCTAACTCCCATCATGTCTGCACATTCTTTTTGAGTTATGCCTAGCTTCTTAATCTCAGCAGGTATGGATTGATAGTAGATTATTCCAGTTGTATTCATATCCTTAATAATTAGTTGACTTAGAATAAATTATATCAAATAAGATACGGTGTGTTAGTTGGTTTAGCTTTTTTTTCTTGTACTGACTTCTCCTTCGGAGACTCTCCTAGGCAAAGCAGAGGGATAAATCCCTTTTTTTTAAGAGCTTTTATCTTATCGGGTAATTCCTGAGCTGGGAGTTTCGGAGCAAAGAAATCCCTAACCACAACTAAGCAGTTAGAGATTCTCATCGGTATAAGTCCTTCGCAGTATTTATCCGTATGCCTGAAACCAATACAGCTATTCAGGTCAGAGTCATCGCTACCTTGTATTAGGTACTCAGCCTTCTGCACTCTGCGCTAGATTTTTTTATCGCTCCAAGGTGGTTACCAATGTAGAGCTTCTTAATCCAACATCAATCAACAGCCTGTGGAATACAATTGCTGAATCTCTTTTTTTTATACAGGTGTGAGTGAAACCGAAGTTAGACATTTCACCTGTCGTATCCAAGGTGAGTTAAACCAACTTGCTTTGAAGAAAAATTAAGTATAATAATTCTCAGAACAGGTGACCAACACACCAAGTTTAGAAAGAACCTCAAGAGACCATCCAGCCCTCTTGGGGTTTTTTTGTTTTCCAAACCACTAAAATTCATATGATAAACTAAATCGAAATAGAGAAAATTGTTTTTAAATAAAATTTATTTTATGCCCTCTAAAATAGTATATCGGATTGTACAAAAAAGTAGCAATCTTGAGATTATTGAAAAGACATACTAGCATTAAGGTGAGCATCTTGCACCTCTAGAATCGAAGATTTGACCCCTTGCTGAAGACTGACTTTTACAAATCTGTCTAATTACCTACAAAACATGCCTAATTTGCATGACATAAAAACACTTAAATTTGTTGCATAAATAGGTCTTTTTT